CGATGTGTAGCACAATAGTAATAAGTTTTACCGTCGATAATTGCCTTTTTGATTGCTGGACTGGGTGCACCTTTTGGCCCAAAATTCCAAACAGCCTTGGCGTCCATGACCTTTTTACGTTCTTCATCAGTCAGATTTACCTTGTTCTTCTCCAAGGTATCGTAACCTAGACCAGATTCACTCAGCAATCGTAATCGCATTATTCTTTCTTACTAGACTTGAAAAATGCATTGACACCGCTGATGGCAATAGCACTAATAAAAAAGATACCAAAGGTCAAAAACGTCTTCGATGCTATGGCTGGATCGATATTCGTCCAAATCATAGCCAAGCCAAGTAAAGCACTTAAAACAATTGTTACAACACAAATAACAAAACAGACTTTGTTCAATGGGCTTAACTGGATCATGGCTTTACTCCTAATCTACTATATTTTTGATGCCCTCCAATTTATTAACATCTAAGGGAACAAGAAATAAAACGTGTGTTGGCTCGCCCGATAAAAAAGTATTATCCGGGTGTGGATCGAACACATATTCAAAGCCACCACATACAGTTTTAGCTATGACGCTATGAGGTCGCCCACGAGGGCTAGTGCCAGTCAATATGCAATTACATCCCTCGGACCAAACCAGACATTTTGGCTCTAATCGGACCTCAATTGCACACAGTCCCTTTCTCTTCAACCAGTCTTGAAGCCCTCGCCACCAATCCGGAGGCAAGCTACAAAAATCTGGCACGTCATCTAATGGCAATTCAAATAAAGATGCTATGCAGGCAGCGAAGCAATTGCCGTGATCACCGAATTTGGTCTGCTTTGTTTCAATCATGTACAAAATCACTAACACGCAATAAAAATTTATTCATAGCTTCTTGTGGTATCGGATCTTTACCGTGAGCACAATGATTACCAATTGAAGCTAGAGCGTCCGCCTCTTTCTTTCTTACAAGATTAATATGTCCATTTTTATATAGACTTTCAATTAAAGATTTCGTCGTCTCTTTCCCTGTTATCGAAATTCCCATTCTATCACACATCTTACATAAATATCTCTCTAAAACAATCCTGCCATTAACGCCAGCACTCAACCAATATCCCTGACTATTAAGATGTTGTGCTGCTTCAATCAAGTCGTCAAATATCTCAACTTGTAATAGCCGATCAATTGAAACAAGTAATCCAGTTTCAACTGCCTCTCTGATAGCGTATAACGCAGCAAGAAGTATTTCAGCGCTAACGGGCACTGCTTTTGCCATATAGGGCTTCTCTAAAGTAGTCCAACTATCTATATATCCTTTTAACGTCGAAGTTAATATCACAATCCTATTAGTCCATTTAAGCCACGCAGATTGCTCTATATGCTTAACATTATGCGTTCTACGTGGCTCATCCATATATTGAACGCGATCAGCCACTGCTATATTAACTAAATTTCCTTTCAGACTTTCACCTTCTGTAGTAAGGCTATCTATCAAGTTCAAAATCTGACCCTTCGTTTTTTCCATCTCTCTAATCTCCAATCGTATCCAATATTAATAAATCAACATTTTTGTGATCGCCACCGACTATTAGATACTCCCAACCGAGTTTATCGCAAAATACTTTCAAAGCGTCAATCTTCGCAACATTCTGTGGGTGCTGCTGTAATTTAGTTGGCTTAACCTCTATGACTACTGTTTTTAGCTGTGTCCTAACCACGAAATCAGGAAAATACATACGACGCTTTCCAAGATAAACATAATCGACTTTAATACCTTCTTTGTCGAATGAGACGACTGCACTTAACGAATCTAACCTCAATGCTACTTTTCGTTCCCAGCTAGAATGACAAAATATTTTACCGGCCTTCTGCGTATTAACCCACTCGCCGTGTCTAGATCGCATCCATTTTCTACACATCTCCTCACATCCGATTTCGCAGCCATATTTAGCAAAGAAACCAGCACGAACAGCAGCAAGCTTCAGTTTCTTAGACTTACGTATTTTGTGTCTTTTCAACCAATCATGCACACAGTGTTGAGAAACATTACATATTTCAGATATCTGCAATCTACTTAAATTATCTGTGATGTAATGTTTATACATCCAATCGTGATTATCTAATTTTCCAACCGCATCTGGTGGCACTCTCTGTATAAAACCACGTTTAGCAAGTGCCTTTTTATTATTGGCACCAAGCTGAAAAGGTATGCCGTGTCTCCGCAATGCCGTAGTAACTGCTTTTTTACCACAGCCTATTTCAACTGCTATCTTCCTCGTCGATTTACATTGTATAACGTGTTGGTCATATAGCCATTCTCTGTCGTTTAACAGAACATATGCTTTTTCTCCAATCTGCGACTTTAGATTGGTAGCCTGTGGAAAAGAGAAGCCGCTACTCTTTAACTTATACTTTCTAGCCCGACCGACAACGATAGCACGAGTGCAGCCAAGAATTCTAGCTATTTCGCTAAATGAATGATCTGGGTGAAGACGCAAAACGTCTTCATCTTTTATATCAGCCCTGCGTTGCATACAATATCTACTTATGCAACACAATTAAGAGAGCCGTTTAGCCTGCTTTGATGATAGGCATAGGCTCGCCCAAATGGACGGCTTTCTCAATTAATGCAGCTTTTTCTTCTTTACCTTCACTAGCCAAAGCCTCGCCATCCAAAGCGAGGCTTCCACCATCAGGCATCGGTACGCCAGCAATTTTTCTTCGAGCAGCCCCGACCATAATTTTCGTTTCAGCGAGAAGCATCTCACTGGCCAGCATACGGGCCTGCGGACTGCGAAAATGCGTAATAGTCGGATAATAAAGTACAGTCACAGGAAAAGCACCCTTTGGCGTCGGATATAACCTTATAAGTTGATTGCCTGGGCCAGGTCCTCCTTCATTCAAGACATCCCAATGGCCAATCGTCCCAAGTATCTGTTGTGAGGATCGCCTATATGCTTGTAATAGATAATAGTCGGTCAATATGTTTTGAATGCCAGAAATATTCCCAATGTTGAATAAAAAGCTTTCTGCACCAAACACATCATCTATTCTTGTCGTAACCGGGTCCCATTGGACCTCTTGAATCCAGTAAGCATCATCCGGCATCGCGTAAGTCGGAACCAATGGTTCAGTATAAAAAAGGGCAAGCTTCTGTTCTCTCGGAAAATAGCCAGCTATAAAATCACAAGTAGTGCGTAGTGCTATTTCAAACTGGGCTTCTGTAATCTCTACATTCACAGCCGGATTCCCAAGTTGAGCTAATGCATATGCCTTCATCGGGTCAGGATTAAGCTTGAGAACTACTGGTAAGTCAGCCGGTCCAATTATAGCCATAAAAGCCTCCAAAATATTTTTCACTTTTATCTACTTAGTAGATAAAAGTGAAAAATATCAAATTGATATTCAGTGATTTCAATGAACAAAAAACTGTTGCAAGATAAAGCGTGGCTACTTGAGCAGTGCGAGCAACTTAGCCCAAATCAAATTGGGCTATTGGTTGGTGTGTCTGGTTATACCGTTAGATATTGGATGAGAAAACACAACATACCAACTAGAAGCATAACTGAAGGTATGCTACTACAATCATCTGAATTATCAAAAAAATCAAAAAAATATTTCGCAGACCCAGCTAATCGGAAAAAATCTAGCGAAAGATTAAAGACTATCCAATCTAGTAGAAAAGCAGAGCTATCAGAATCAGCTAAAAAGAATTGGGCAAAAAATAGACAAAATATACTTGCTGGAATAGTGCGAGCTAACACTAACGAGAAAAAATGCAAGATAGCTAAATCGGTATCAGAGTCATTCACAGCAGATAGAAGAATTAAGCAGTCGCAGATAACAAAACAACTATGGGCTACTCCAGAATACGTTGTCAAAAGACAAATAGCATTAACTAAAATTACAGAGACAGATGAATTCCGACATAAGATATCTGAATCATCTACCAAATTATGGCTAGATAGACATTATCGAGAGAAACAGGCAACAGCCAAACTAAACTTACCAAAAACTTCGATACTAGAGGCTATCGTTATTTCGATATTGAAAAATACTTACAACATAGACGCCGCGCAAGTTGCACTTGGTCCGTGGACTTTTGATGCTGGTTTAGAATACAATGGCCGCAAAATACTTATAGAATGCCAAGGTACTTATTGGCATTCTAGAGATGAGAGAAGGATAAGAGATAAACAGAAGCATACTTATTGGGAGAAACATTTATCGGTTGAATATGAACTGCATTATATTTATGAGCACGAATTTTATGGTATCAATTGTATTCGCGACAGAATAGCCAAAATATTAAACATCCAACCAACACAGACTGATTTTGACTTTAATAGTGTTGAGGTCAGACTAGCATCACCAGATGAATCAAATCAATTTTTAAATCAGTTCCACTATCTATCAAAAAGCCGTGGTGGGTTAAGAGTCGGCGCTTTTATTGAAAACGAAGTGGTGGCGTGTGCTACATTCAATTCACCAACCAGAAAGCAATCTGCGGACAGACTACAAACACCAACAACATCAATATTAGAGTTAGATCGTTTCTGTATCCATCCATCCTTCCATAAGAAAAACTTCGCGTCGTGGTTTCTATCTCGCGCCTCTGCTTTAATACCGAGAAACATTAAGTTTTTAATATCGTTCGCAGACGTTGGAGCAAACCATAGTGGAACTATTTATAAAGCTGCTGGATGGCTTTTTGATGGCCAAACAAAACCAAATTACTGGTATATCAATGGCGACGGGCACAGATACCACAAAAAGACGGTATGGGATCAAGCTAAAAGAACAGGAATATCTGAAAAGGAATATGCAGAGATGGTTGGCTTAACCAGAATAAATGGGATGCCAGTCTTGAGGTTTATTAAGAAGGTCGCGTAGGCCAGAGGCTAAGATGCTCGTTCTTCTTGTGCTCTTTTCCATAATTCGACAGCCTGTGCTCTTGCCATCTTATCTAACGAGCCAAAAACATTATCTTCTAGGTATTGCAATGAAATATCATTCCTCTTCACTAGTTCTATAAAATCTGCTCGATGTCTAAATTGACTAATACCAGCTTCGATTTTCATAACTAGCAATTGTGGTAGATCTATTACTTTCAACCCAGCCTTAGTATTCGACGGTTTTTGAAATGTGGTATTTTGAACTTTAAGACCGCTATAACAAATCTGGATCGTATGGCCAGATAAAGAAAACTTATTGTTCTTGCCTAAACTATTACCACCATTCTTGATTATTGCGTCTGCTACCTTATCATAGTCAGATCTGTCGATTAATATGTCGACATCTTCGGTATTTCTGATATAATTGTATGAGCCTAGTGCTACGCCACCTATAAGATCGGCTGGCACACCAATTTGTTGTAATATGTGATTGAGAGAGCCTAGGACTTTATGACGATTCTCAAACAATGTCATAGACCTAGATAAGTCGATTCATGACCTATCTACAATTAAGATGGGAACGTTATCCCAGCATCTCCGAAAGTTATATCCTTATAATTGAGCCTGAATAGCTCTGGATGACCACCAGAATCATCTGTAATAGTTGCAGCAGCGTTATTGAGAAGAGTGCGTAGTGCCGCTGCCTCATTATTGACAGCGGCAGTTGGATAGTTGCTGTCATTGCCCCATAAACGCGGTCCTCTTGGGCCAGTAAGGACTTCATTCGAATGGATAAGCATCATTGGCAATGCAGGCTGGTCGCTAGGATTGCTACTGGCCGTGTAAAATCCTTCAATCATCAACAGCGAAGGGTTATTACCGAATTGTGGCCGAACACCTGTGCCATCAACAATACTGCCAAATTGGCCGCTTAAGCCATTCTGCCCGCCGCCAGGGATTGGCAAAGTAATTTCTGATACTAACTCCAATTCAGCATAGAGTTGGACGCCGAGACGTTGCAAATCTCTGACATATACCCATTTCTCTCTGCCACGTGCAGGCACAGTTCGAAAATAGGCAGTAAATGGAACTTGGGCGGACATATTGATCTCCCATCTAATGTGTCATAACTATATTTGGCAAGCAGATACCTTCGTGGCAGCATAGGCGCTTCAATATTATTTCTGAGCCCGATCAACCAGATGCTTGAACATCCACAAAGACAAATCGCAACCCTGCTTAATCCTTTTCCGCAATATTCTGCTAAACCGAGGATCGTTTTCATTTCTGCGGACAATTTCGTCTCTATATTGCTCAAATTCGTCCGCATTGTCGTCGGTTTTGAGCTCCTGCATTGCATCTGCAAGATATTCTAGCTCTTCCGCATCATCGATCGTATCTAGCTTCAAAGCTTTCCTTGCTATCTGATACATTGCATCCCTCAATGTATCTCCTGACAAACCAGGAGAACTAAGAGCTTCAGACAGGATTTTTTCAAAGTGTCTCATATGATATGTTTGGATACGACAACAGCGGCTTTTTAGGGCCGCTGTTGTGGTCGAGTTCATAATGCTATCGCTAGCATTAGGTTGCATGAACGGCAGCGTCTGCTCGCAGGTCTGCCTGGAGGTCTCGTGTCAGGTTGGCCTGGGTGTTGGTCAAGAACATGTCGCTTCCAATCTGGAAAGCGAAATCGATACCAGGAAGATTTTCCTGGGCCGAAGCAAAGCTCTCGACCTTGTACAGACCGACCACGATCGGGAAGCCACGGCTTGCGCCAAAACGAGCTTCGCCGCAATACGGGCTGAAGTCCGAGACAGTAGTATCTCTGGCCAAAACGCCGACCAGTATTTCCTGTCCAGGAACGCTCATGACCAACGGACGAAGCCGCTTGATCAAAGCACCGATTGCCTCATGGCGAAGATCTTGGCGATAGCTTCGGACATTCCGAAAAACCGAAATCGCGGTATTGGCTGGTTGAGCACTCATCGTTAATCTCCGACAAAGGTTGTTTACGCTTACTATCTTTTCTCTGCCCACATTAATTTTGCTCGAATAATCCAAATAATTACGAAATAGAACGTATTTTAACACTATGGATGTCTATGACTTAGCAGAGCAATACTACATAAATACCGAGGAGTATGACAGGACCATATGTACTTGCAGGAAGAATGGTACAGCTGTTCCAATAACTGGTATGGAATATGCTCTAATATCTAGATATGCTAAACGATGGCGAGACTGCATCCTCGATATAGGGTTCTCGTCTGAAGAGCTGCAAGCTGCATTTAAATATTTCTCTACTCGCAAAGAACTACCACTACCGCCATTATGACTTATTGCCTCTTCTGCACGCAAGGGCAAATGACAGCCCAAGAAATGAAAGTTGAATGTGGAACTCAAAAATGGGTGCCTATCTTAGTAATACGTGAAAAAGATAGGCCCATAGTTCCTGTATTCGAAGATCCACACATAGCAATGAGATTCGCTAGAAGGAATCTCCCTGAAGAATGGTTTTGTGGCACAGTAGAACTAGATATACGCGATGCTAAATGGATGGATAAAAAAGGATGGCAAGCAATAAAATTCACTTATCCACGAGTACTCAAAGATGTTTTCGTATTCGATGTAGAGATACTTGAATACGAACCAGATCAAAAACTTATCATGAGAATTTAGCTATTCTGGCTGCTCTAAAATATCAGTTTCATCTCTATCAATTGATAAATCATTACCAAATTGTTTTTTGAACTTATCAAAAAATTTCTCTGCTTCGTTGACTGTCTTAAATTTCGTAGGGACGCATATCACATAAATCGGCTCTGTGTGGCCGACCAGATACACACGACGTGATATTGTAACATAAAAGAATTCTTTTGACTCTACAAGATCGAATCCTATTTCATCGCCAGACGACAGTTGGGAGATCCAATCTTCCTCACTACGTATAGTAAATCTAAAAATCTTCTTATCGGCTGCATCGAATTCAAGCACTATGTCGATCATATCCAGCCCTTTCTAGTATCATCTTAAACTGTGCTAATTGTGACCAGTGTGTCAAATAATCTTTAGTAGCTTGTTCAACGACAGATTGCCAAAGCGGCAAATCAACACGTGAATCCAATTCACTCCATTCTTTCACGATAATAGCATTGTGTCCATCTATCAAAGGTGGAAGATATGGCGATCTCTGTTGCCTTGTTATTATTGTGCGTCCAAATATAACAGCTTCTATAAATCGTAGACTTTTATCGCCAGCACCACGCAAATCGACACAAGCTGTATAAGAGAGCAAGTTTTTAATATATTGATGTGCTGATGCTCCGGCAACCCATAGTAAATTGACCCATGTCGGCATGTCGCTTGTGTTACGTCGCTCACCATATCCACTGCGTCCCATAAAACCGGCTAACCCGATATTCTCTACCGTAAAAGCGTCTCTGATGGTTTGAACATCATCATCAAGATAAGCATAATCTAACCCCATTTTAGCAAATAGATCAAAAACTTGTGTTGAGGTCCGGTGTGCTACAGGGATCGTCTTATGACCATGGCTCTGCAATAGCTGTGGAGTACAATTCACTGGCATATACAAATCGCATCGATTCTGAACAGCACCACCGGATTCTCCTTTCCAACTGCCATCTCTTTCTCTGAAAACTCTATCAGACGAACTTAAACAAACCTTATAGGCTAGTAGATTCTCTATATTTCTCCAATTGCGATCGAAATAAAATGTGTCTGATTTCGCAATATACAAGGTCACATCAGTATAATCATTTGATATTAGATGTTCAACGCGCCGCAAAATCGGCATTTTTGCTAATTGATCATCGGTAGCTATTACCTTCACAGAAAGATGCATACGATCTGCTATTTCTGCCAAATTTGCAAGCTGATATGCACAGCGTGGCAGTCTGTTTTGGCTTAACATTGAAAAGTCTATTGCAATCATTTAAATTTCTCTACTGCACATAACAGCGACTCTGCTTCCCCGTCAAATCCCAGTGACGTCATCAACGTAGCCATTCTATGATGATATGTATGGGCTTGTAAAACATCTTGGCGCTGTGTTTCAGCTATGCTTGACAAAAAGCTCTGATCAGCAAGTAGGCTCCTAATCTCAAAATGGAATGACTTAGGGTTGCTTGCTATTATTGCGTGTGGAAGATATCTCTCTAGACCCTTCGCAGGATCGTGAACTACAACTGCACCGCTTAATGCCGCCTTAAACACCCTTTCAGGCAAATCGATTCCATGTTCTAGTGTATGAGGTTCACTAATACACGGTGCAATTTTACAACTTGCCAACAATATTGGCACTTCTTCATCTGTGATTTTGCCGGAACATAATCCTTCTGGCCATGTGCCCCATCCGCATACTCTGTGCGATATAGACTTATCGCGCAATACCGGCAATAAATAGGCATCTATATCTTGGGCTTTATATGGCCAGCGGCCACCGACATAACCTATATCGAATTGGTTATGTGTTCCATTTGTATGTTTAAATATCGTGACATCTCCAGCTGTCGCCATCGGAATCCATTGGGCCACGTTTGCCCAATATGACCAATAAAAACGATCGCTTTCATGTGCATAGCCGAAGACAACATTCGGTCGCACCGATTTAACCCATTCAATCGTATCAGTTGATTCGTTGATGTTTGGCTCTACTTTAATTGGGCCAAACGGATTTACTTGCAGTGCGACCTTACATGATCGCACACTCGGTATCGGCTGCTTATGGCCGCTCGATCCAATATAAACATCCGGAGCAAAAGACTGCCAAGTATTGTAGTTACCATCCCATCTTGCTGTCTCTATGCCAACATCACGAAGTGCGTTTATCATACTCTCAGTAACGAAACCCCATGCACCACCGGGTTTATTACAAAATAACACACGCATGCTGTTATCCTAATCTAAATGATGACCACGCCCACTTCTGATTAACAATTGACGCTGGCGAGTTATTCTATCATTGAGCGACAATGCATCGAGCTTCTGCCCTAATTCTTTGTTCTTTTTATGAAATGCCGCCCAATTATTAACTCTTATATGATATAGATGTAAAAGATCGAAATGTCTGTTTTCACGCCAAATAGTGGCCTTCGACAATCTAAAATAAAAATCGTTATCTTCTACACCATATCCCACAAATTCTTCGGAGAAGCCGCCTATTCTCCAATATGCTTTTCGGCGACATGCAATTGTACCACCTTCAAAATAATCGACTAATAGATCATATGGTGGCCGATTAATTACACCAGTTGAGTTAATTGCTTCTGTCGCAGCTGCGCCTATGTAAAATATCTGCTTGCAAAGATGGCATGATTCTGCTGTAGTCAATTCGTCAGCGACTGCTTGAAAATATTCACCAGGTGCTAAAGTATCTGCATCATGTAAGACTAGCATGTCACATGTACATATGCTTACGCCAACATTCCACGCTTTACTCTTATTGAATGCTGCGCTTGGCTGTCCCACTGTAAAAATGTGCATTGCAGGAGCACATTCATTATCCTTAATTTTAGATCGTTCATCTTCCTCGGACATCACGATTTCAATATCTGGAAATCGTTGTGCTCTGATATTATTAAGAACAGTAAATATAGAGCTTTTTCTGTCGATTTCCCGAAATGGTATCACACATGATATGCGCGGCACCATGGTTTTATCACTAGCCTCAACATAAACAGGTCTGACGCCAACTTTATTCAATATTGCCTTAGCCGCTCTAAACTTTTCAATTCTATTTTCCACAGCCGAATGTTCTGCATGGACTATAAAATATGCGTCAGAACCATTGACATCGAAAAAACCAGGTTGTTGTAGCTTGCTATCCGACAGCCTGGTAGACCAATCTACATGCTCAACACCATATTGCCCAAACTGCTCATCAAAATATCCAATATTAGAAAAAGCAGTATGATCAAATGCCATTACAGCGCCGTGCGGTTTATTATCCACGACATTCAAAACAACGCCATTTACTGTTACATTATTTCCTTTGACAGCGCCATATACTCCAGGCTGCCGGTAGCAAAAATGATGAAAATTGGTTCGTTGCATTACCGAAAAATAAAAATGCTCCCACCCTTCTGCCAATATTTCAACATCGTCGTTCAATAGGAGTTTCTTAGGAAAGCGTGAAAGACACCTCATCAAACGATTACTATTACCAGCGACACCTAATTGGTTTTTATTCTGTACAACTATTATGTCGCCACGTAATTTAAGCTCTTCTAAGTATTGTAGTTGATCTGGGTTCGTGCTGCCATCGTCACTCACGAATATAGTTGTGCGACACGTATCCGTATACTGAGAAATAGAATCTATCAACCGACGTAGCGATGCTGGTCGATTATATGTCAATATTCCAACACCAACGCCGTTGCTAATCGGATATACTTGGCCTGTAAAGTTCTTTGATCGTGCCGGATCATTATTTCTGTGCATACGCCCTACGATGGGACGTTGATGTTTTACATCTTTTATTGGCTGTCTTACTATCTTGACTGGCCGCCCCAGCTGGCGCACAGCCCTGATCTCTCGTCTTGGAGGCGGTGCTACGGGTATTTTGTCGACATTAACTAAATACCCTTTAGTCCCAGCGTTATCCTTACTAACATAGCGATCAAAAAAGTCGGGCAGTCTTACTCTACGTCCTTTTCGAATATGTATAGTATCACCATTTGGCCCAACCAAGTACAAATCGTGTGGGTGTGGGTTTAGATACTCTGGCACAATCGTTTCCAAACATCATATAATTCTGTTTCGAGTTGTTCCAAAATCCCATTGTTTCGTACTACCACAAAAAGATCACAAGACTTCTTGTATTTTGGTAATGACGACTTGAATCTATCAACATAATCACATAACAATGTTTTGGACAACTGCGAGTTTCTTTCTAAACACAAATCAACATTGGCTTGAACGAAAAACAAGACTACCTTATGTAGTGCTTTCTTTGCGTCAGCTATCATCGATACGTGCGAATTAAACTTTGAATTACACGTATCTAATACAATGATTTCGTTAGGTGGTACTTGAGCGATTGCTTCTTTACACTTCTCAAGTGCAACAGACCAACAACCTATATTGAATTCTCGTTGTGTTTTCTCATCCAATGTAGCTAGATTTTCAGGAACCCAGTCTGACGGTCTGATAATATGCCAAGTATATTCTTTATGCTTGGCTAGAATATCTATAGCCTTCGATTTACCCGCAGCTGGGAGCCCTGCTGTTAGAACTAAAATGACACCACCTCGCTTAATCGTGTTGAACCTTAATATAAAGCGGCATCAATTTGCCATCTGCTTCAGTAAACCTAAATCTACTTGGCTTGATTATGACACCATCACCAAAATTTCCTGCTCCATCTCTGATTTGCTCAATTAACTGTTCAGATATTACGTCGACCTTCAATATCTGCTGTGTATCAAACGTCTTGCCAAATACATCTCTAATCATCCCTGGACCAAGAAATTTATTCAAACTTAGCCTAATATCTACCAAAACCGGAACACCAGTATCAAGTGCAAAATAATAAATAGCTTGCTTGACACCAGCAGCATTCGATATGGCTGCCAGAAGTTGTCCCTGTTTATGCAAGAAGTCGATTGCAACAAGAGACATAGAATCCTTAATATTTGCCAAGTCGATCGTCTGGCCGTTCCAATCGCCCATTGATATACTAACATTGCCGTCTTTATGCGTTATCAGGCAGCTAATGCCGACATTTTGATAATATTTAACTATATAACACAACATATTGGAAACCATTGCCAAATCCGACAACGGTTCAGGGTGCGGTAGCATTACCGGGACGATTTTAGATATACCAGATTGTGTTCCCATCTATACACTGCTGGATATACCAGCGTCCGCGTTTATTGTTACGGATATAATCCAGATCAAAAACGTATGCATTCTTTTGTATTTCTTCATCTGTCAAAGTAAAAAGCAACCTTGGCGTTCCTTCAAATATGACAGACGTTTTGCCACTCTTGGGATCGAAATTGTTTACGAGGCCGAACCAAACCCGGAACCAGCCAGCCCACACAACAAAGTCAGCATACCGTGGCTTCCATGTCGCTAATGCTTTATATGTTGCTAGCGGCGGCAATTCGATTTCTCTCATAACTTCTTCTCAGTTTTGAATCTAGTTAGTCTGTGAACAAATATGTCATAACGATACGTAAAGCCATCGGACAAATCCCATTGGATATAATGTCCACAGCGATAACCGCCAAGAGTTCTACCTATCACCGGATCGATGGCAATAAAATTATTCTCGGCCATCACTGATGGAGATTTCATTTCTTTGCCATCGACAGCTATTGGTATCTGCTCATCTCGAACTTGAGCGGCTGCCTCCTCTCTTTGCTTAACCATATTAAGCCCTTCGAGCAGGACATCTCGCACAGAGCTAGTCTTCGTTTTTGCTGATACACGAAACTTTTGGCTACGGTTTTCAGTGTCTGTCCCAGTCATCTCAGCAGCCAGAGTAACATCACTAGCGCTCGTATTAATCGTAGCACTTGGCTCTAGTTGGGCCAGTACACGCTTAATATCTGATGCGGTTCGTATGGTAGGAGGCTCAAACCGTTGGCGGTTCAATTCCGATTGAGTCCGCCTCGCCAACTCCCTCTCCAAATTCTCCATCAGAACCTCCATTATTATTTACATCAGTGTCAATGTCAATAATCTTCAAATTGATATCTATAGCCGCAACACGACCGTTATGAATTAACCTGAAGATAGAATGCCACAGATTTGCAAAACCCCAGAGGGCAATAGTTTTTACTATGATATTATCGGCAGCGATAAGTGAAAAATATCCCCCCGGCAAAAACAAAGAGAAAAACAGAGATGTCCAAAAACTAGTACACCACCCACACGACACCAAATCGGACGACCATTTCGCCGCTTTGACAAAAATCCTACTGATAAATATTTCTTCATATTTATCAGTCAGCTGATCTGCTATTGCGGCCCGGCCCAGAAATTGCCGTAATGGTGCAAAGAATAGTGACGTAGTAATAGCCTCAGTTGCTCGTTCAGATGCTACCGCACAAATTAACCAAGCACCGATAATCGCAAAGTCCATATTCATATATTATTTAATACAGCGATAAATTATACGAACGTTCTATTGCAGCGTAAGCACCGTTTGCGATTTTTTGCTCCATTACCCGTTAGAATCGGAGTCAAGGTAGAATTACACAGCGGACAAACTTTCAAGTCTCTTAGTTGCTGCTTTGTTTTAATAGTTGTCCTAGGAGTAGATCTGATAACAACTTTCGTCGTTGGCGACGGGCGCAATTTGGGAACTTGTGTCAGCCTGGGTGTAGCTTTCGGTCTAACCTGTTGCGCTCCAATAACTCTGTTCTGCGCAACTGTAGCAGCGGCTTTTCCTCCACATCCACCACATCCCATTATACTCTTGCCTTTCTTACTCCAGACCGTTGAATATGGAGAGGTCTATATGATGGCAGATTTTGCTTTACTACCTGCCTAATTACGATTGGCTTACTTGAGCTTGCTCTTGCAACCCTAACTGGTTTTCTATTTCCACATCCACCGCATGCCATGGTTCACCTTCTGGATGATTTCTTAATATCTTTGGTTCCTTCTCGTCTAGAAATAGTCCATCTGGTCTGACATTTGCGGCAAAATCTTTCCATCTACAGATAATAACCGGATCTAACTGAATCTCTGTCGTAATTTTATTCTTTTTAGAAAAAGTAATTGATCCAATTTGTTTCGATAACTTATATGCTCCAAAATAGATATGGGGAAACCACAGTTCCTGTTTGATGGTGTTGTCTTGTTTTGATGTTAATATTGATATAGCGTATTCAGAAAAAGCAACCCAATCAGTGTTTGGATTTGGCTTAAAGAACAACATTGGGAATATCTTATTCCCACTGATATTAGAAACCAATTGTGCATCATAACAAGTCTGAAACCACCATGTTGAAAATAAAGCAGTATTAGGATTGCCCATTAGCGCATCAAGACTGAATCCTTTGCCACTCTTAGCCTCCACAGAAAATCTAAAGTCGTGTAGAACCGCTATTACGTCTGCGGTCGATTCGCGTGCTACTACCGAAGCATCTCTCCCCTCTACTTTCCTACGCCTAAACTCTACCCCCGACCAATCAGTCAATAAGTGTGCTACGTGGCGTTCCTGTGATTTGCCACGTCTTGAATTAGATCTACCAACCCTAGACATCTCTTCTTTTGTTGCCATTTCACGCTTTCTTATAGGAGTTACTATCGCTTCTTCTGGCGACCATCCCCTGTGAATTCGAGAGTTTACAGTTCTTACATCTATGTTCAGATGACGACACCATTGCGTGATAGTTCTAGTCTCGTTTGCAATTGTAATATGTCGTGAATATGATGTATTATTTACTTGCTCTTCTGGTGCCATCCATCTACAATTACCTGGTTCATAACCAAGATTATTTTCAATTCTACCAATTGAATAATCTTGATGTGGTCTGTGACCAACATCCGCCAAAAAATTCTCAAATCGTAACCACCGATCACAAACCCTAATGCCTGCACCACCATATCTCCTATAGAATCTATGCTTCGGGTTAGTACAACGTTGTATCATAGCACTCCAACTAATATATTCAGGTGTACGTCTGTTAGTGCTGCCGTAGTGTTTCGTACAACCGTGTCTGAAATTACGCTTATTCAAAAGCTCGCGTAATATGCAACCACAACTTTGTGTCTGACCGTTTCTTAAGCTAAACCCGCGAATTGGTTTGGTCTTGATTGTACCACAAGAACAAGAGCAATACCAAGCAGAAAATTTACCAGCATTAGGGGCTCGCTCTAGAACTGTCAGCCGACCAAATTGTAGACCGACCATATTGGGTGTCATAGAATATGTTTGATTATGACACCATTTTATTAACTCTTGCTGTCCTGGTCATCTTTATCCTCTGGATGAATTATAAGCTGCTTAAATCTAGCAGCTAATCTAGGATATTCTGTAACAAATCCCCCAACTTTATATTTACGAGCCAGATCAAACAATTTATTCTTATCAAAAGTCGGCTGTGCGTCTAATATTCGCTGCACATATAATTGGTTCTTGAGTAAGTCAGGACATAGTGATAAATCTATTAATAATAGATTCCTGATATACGGCTTCATACCTGCTGTGTCGAGAAATTTCTGTCTGTCCACGCTGGATCTAGCCATAGCTGTGCTTTTAATTGGTCCTATACCAGTATAACCATTAATCATATCTGATTTATCGCCGCATAATGCTTTTTGTATTACAGGATCGTAATCTTGAAGAGGCATAAAAGTCTCACGCATAGGATCAAAGCATTTGACGTGAGACATACGAAATACCAGCTGTTGATAATCACTATCAGAAGAGCATACTACAATAGGCGATGGAGCTAAGACTTTGCATGTAGCATAGATTAGGTCGTCCGCTTCCATCCGATCCTTGCTAAACTGCCTACATCCCATGTATGAGAACATGGCTTTCGCAGCAATTTGCGTACTAATTAGCTCATCTTTGATATCGATTGTATATTTATCAGGCTTATCTTTATAACCAACAAAAACTTTCATTCTCCACAGAGTAGATCGCTTTGCATCCCAAAATATATTGACACTCTCTGGCTTGAACTTGTCTAGCCAACCCACCATGAAACGTAACATAATGGTGAAAGGATGCTGATTGCGATATCTTGACTGCTTTCTATTAGCAAAGATTGCCCGATACATCAAATTCCTGGCGTCTACCAATAGTGCGCATTTCTGAGCCATAACATCCCTCATAACAAACAGGGCGAGAGCCCGATAATCGAACTCTCGCCCTGGAATTTACGACATACTGCTAGCTGTCGAGTTCGTCTAATAGGCGGTCGACTTCGCTGTCGACATCTTCACCGCCACCCTCGTCTTCAACCTCTGCTGCTTCGGTTTCCTCAGCTTCCTCGCCAACCTCAGCCTCTTCATCGAATGGAGCTTCTCCAGCGATGTCATTGGAATCTTCCTCAAGCTCAGCTTCAGGCTCAAGATCGTCCTCTAATTCATCCTCCAACTCTTCCTTTGGCTTAGCCTTTGCTGGCGCTGCCTTGGCAGTAGATTTGGCAGATGTAGCAGGCTTGGCAGATGTGGCAGATGTAGCTGGTTTGGCCGACGACTTGGTGGCGGCTGGTTTCGCAGCAGCCTTAGCGGCTGTGGCCTGCTTCGATTCTGTCTTGGCCGGTGGAGTCTCCATAATCTCGTCTTCGACAGCTTCTTCATCCTGATCGAAGCCACCGGATGCCGCCTTGGGAGCCTTACCACTCAAAGCAGCCGCAACGCGAGCAATTTCATCACGATTAATTTCAGGCAGCTTTTCCCACAAGTTGTATCTCTTTGCGAGGATCTCCTTGATGCGCTTCACATCTGCCTGCTTGGTGTTCTTGTCTGTAACAATGGGCCGAGGCGCACCGATGAATTTCGACCTCTTGTATGAATTCATCTGGCCGTCTTTAACCACTTCTAGTTGAAACTGGTTCGCGTTGTTCTCGTCGAAGAATACGCCGAACGGCAACGGTTCCTCAGGATCGCCTCCGTCGTCATCGCGATACAGGCACTCAAGCCAAATATCAACAACTGTCTTCGGTGCATTGAACCAAAATACCTTGCCGCGCAACTCTTCAGGGTTGACTTTGACTGGCGGAAAATAAAGATTGACCAAGTGATATTGGCCGGGAAGCAATTGTTTGCCAATCTCACTTCGCCGTTTCTTGCCTTCTGTCGTTGAACCATCAATCTCTTGAAGCAGATCAAAGGCATATTGGCAAATATCACATTCCTCGTCCTCGATAATGCGAGGACAGCCTAGCCGTTTGTTATCAATGTAATGCGCACCGTTAGAAATCGCAAATAGCTCCATTTCGCGTTCGCACTTCACTTTGCCGTCATTGCAAACGTCGCCGACTCGCAGTGGCGGCAAAATGTAGAATCGATACTTCAGCGTCTTGCCATCTTCAATCTTAGGGGCGCGAAATTCTGTTGGGTCTCGCCCCTTCTTCATCTTGGCTCTTACTTGATTCCTAATAGTCTCAATGTCATATCCCACGTGAAATCTCCTTAAGTTTGTCTACCAGATTGTTCTCTCTCTTGGCGTTTGAAGCCAGCCAACGAACGACTATGCTCGGAACGAAGCCGAATCGCTTCAACCATGTGATATACTTTCCCACAATTCTTCTGCTGTATGATCAACTCGGCTTCTAATCTCACAAGGTCCGCATCGCCATCCAAAAGCACAGCAGTTTGCTTATCTGTCGCTCTGATATTCCTTGCACGGAATTCCTCAAGCATCTTGCGAACAATTGCGTGCTTGCGAGATTTGATTTTTAATTCTAATTTAGCAATGGCGTATCTCAACTCACTGTAAATAGCAGCCCAATAGACATATTGGGCTGGAATACGCTCGTGCTGTTCTTCTAGAATTTCGAAATTTATATCGACATCATCGATCAGATTGATGTGGTAAGACTTATTATCGGGTAGCTTGATGTTGAATTGAAATAGAGAACTATTAGCCACCTCAGGTGGTACGTGTTCTTGGAACCATTGCGGCGAATTTATTTTTTCTTCTGTCATATCAAGACCGTCTGGTTAAATACGTCGACAAGATTGAAACTTATCTACATCTAGATATAGCCCAAACGGCTTCCATTGACACCAAGATTTACCAATATTGACACGCACAGGAAATGTAGGATTGCTTTTCAAGATTCCTGCAAATGGCTTGCACATGATATTAGCTACAGCTCTAACAGTCTCTTTGAATATATTTCTATCCGCATTGCAAGCTATAGTTATAGAATCATGTGTCTCAGCAAGAAGTCTATAGTGCTCTTCCCAAACCTTCCTAATTGTCAATTGCATCGCTTGTGCTATTGATCCCTGCATTGTGGAGTTGAAAGCAGAACGTGGTCTCTCAGCATTGAAAAATTCTCTACCCAATATGCTCCTTACAGGTTGTGAGTTTTCCAATTTCTCTTTCTGAGTAGCCATCCATTTTTTCAATTCTGGAAACATCTGAATGACTGGATGCTCTATATCGATAGAATTGATGGCACGCAACAACATGATTTTACAATCTTTGCGCGGTTGATCTATGATATCTGCTATTGCTTGATATGGATCTGAACCAAGAGACATCTCATTTAAATGCTCATCGCCGCTCAGAAGTGCCGCTACACGTATGTCTGCCGCTCTCCAATCGAAATTCAAAAACAAATCTGATTGATTACCATAAGGATCAGAAATATCGTCTTTAGCAGTCGTTCCTTGTAAATTAAAACCAGTATTCTTACTGCGTCCACTCACTGTCCGATGAGTCCATTTAGGGTATCGACGCAATCCGCCAACTAATACGCCTTGCCGCTCCAAACTCTCATAAACAACAGAAGCATTGGCGGCTACTTTTTGCCAAATCTTCAGTCTACTTCGTTCTAGCTTATCTAACTGATCGTGGACTACAGCTGCAGCTTCATCATACGTATCTGGAATTTGAGGGACCGGTGAGAAAACATCATAAACATTTAGCTGCTCTCGCGGCAGACTATCAAAACCAAAACCATCAAAAGTAAAACCAGTCAATATCGATTTGAAATCATTAGTCACTACTGTCCTGCCACTTAATAATGATTTCTCTAATAGCTTGTAATACTTCGCAGTAAGCTGCTTTATATCATAAATCGTTTTCCCCATATATGGCAAAAATAGGGGATCTATGACTTCTTTTCCCAAAGCTCGAAAACCCGCAATTGCGGGTTTTAGGTTCTTATCGAAAAGAACACAATAATAACAGAAGGAATCGTTAGCTAAAACCATATTAAGTCAAAAAATGCTTCCTCTTAGGCCGTTTCTTGCTACTAGAACGCAATTGGTCAGCCAAATCAGCTTTCTCGCTCGGAGTCCTCATGTACCCATACGGGTCGTCATTCTCCAATTGATGTAAAGCCATATCACGCTGCAATGCCGCAGCGTTTTTCTTCTTGAATTCTCGCCAATCACCGCCAAGAATACGAAAAGATTGTGAGGTCTCTAATAGAGTAGTGTGTGTGTTATGTCCACGACATGCTGGGCATTGCGTCTTCTCAGCTAACTCCTTTTTTGTAGGGAACATTGCATGGAAGACTTCAAATACCAGAGGAATCTGCTCTTCCTCTGTGAGTTCTCTACCAATCTTTTTCTCTTCTACAGCGATACAATCGCTGCAGATATAATTATAAAACGGCATTATCTCTATTCCTTGGCTTTATCAAGCCCAATGACTTGAACAGGCTCGCCAGATACAGCTGCCAAAATACTGTGGAATCGAGTCAAGACGATCCGCGCCTTGTTATAGAACGGATATAGCCCATCTAACAAGCAGATCGGAGTCTTGGGGTTGAATCTGACGGTATTGCCAATAGTAAAAGCGGTACGCATCCCCTCTGGCACCAGCGGGCCAATTCCAACAATAATACCAATAGTCGATTCTTCATCTGGCACTATGATACTACTGTCCTTCTTGACCTCGATTGGAGCAATGGCAACATAATCGTTACCAATCAACAAAGGAGAAACTTGATATACCCCCTTTTTCGGCTGAATCATTTCGATGGTGGTGGTAAGCGATCTTGCCAGTAGATCATTGTCAGGCATTACTGTTCCCTCTATTCGATTTGTTTGATTGACATTTTCTCGTAAAATACTTTGGTGGTGATAGAGACAAACTTTGGACCATTACGATTTTTCGCTATCCAAAGTCTTACAGTCGCCCCATTGGGCGATGGCTTTCCATCAGCTCCCATACCTGCTCTGTATTCATCTGTAGTCTGATTTAAACTGACTACGTAATCGACAGGCATTGCCTTCCCAAAACTCTCAGCTGCCTTATCCAAGTCTATATGAGTAGGATCTGCTGCTGCATTGGGGGCATCATCCCTAGAACCGGATTTAGCACCACTGCGATTAGTCTGTGTAGCCGAATAGACTAAAACCTTTTCATTTTTAGCTAAACCACGCATTTCTGTAGCAACGCTTTTTTGCCTGGTATAATCTCCTTCGTTGTTATTACAGCTGCGACGGCTTAGCATCAACTCTAAATAGTCGAGTACAACTACCTTGGGTTCCCATCCCTTGGTCTTTCGATGCCCTTCAATGATACCATATATATCATCTACGCTGCATTCATCGGGCGGTAATTCATATATCAATAATTCTCCAGATTTGTCTCGGCCCGCACGGATAGCATTACGTACCTTAGTCTGTGCACCCCTGATTTCCTCTTGTTCTTCTTCTGGCAACGAACAAATATTGGCTCTTGTAAAATCACTCATCGGAACTTTCGACATAAGAGAAGCCAGTCTTATGGCAGTTTTATATGTCGAAAGTTCAAACGTGATAAACAAGACGTTATGGCCTTCTTCCATAGCTGAATAAGCCATATTGATTAGCGTTAAGGTCTTGCCCACGCCAGTGGGTGCCAATATAATTAACACTTCACCAGGAGATGGGCCTCCTTCGTTTAATCGCTTATTTAAATCTTTAAAGCCAGTATTGATATGCTCGATTGCAGCATCAGCAAATACTTCATCGATTTGATCATAGAACCAAAACCCTTGCTTTCCAACCGAGTTCAGTGCAGATGCAGAATCGACAATTTTGCGTAAGAATTCATGATCTCGACGCTCATAAGCAGCAACACCTTCATCGGAGTATAGTTGTGAATATAACTGATGCTCTATCCAATCACGCAAGATATTACGCAAAATTGGAGTCTCTCTAGGATCAGATGGCTTATCAACAATAGCTAAAATTTCTTCATATGGATCGTCCATCGTCAAAACTTTAGCTAGCCGATCGTGCAATAGTGGACGAGTTGGCAAGACGCCAAATTCGTCATAATCACGTTTCAGTACTCCAATGATATATTGTACTTCTGGTCTAGAGAATATTTCCAGAGTAATAAACTTAGACGTCGGGATGAACAACTCTGGAAAATCAAGAAATAGCGACACAATACCCGCTTCCATGTTCGGGCCAAAAGGTGTATCGATATTAGATTCTTGTTCCGATTGAAGAGCCTCGATCATTAGCTGAGTCCTTGGTACAAACGTTGCAAATCGTCTAGTTGTCTTTGCAAGTTTGTAATACAGACCTCAAGTGCTTCTTTGTATTCGATCAAGTCTTCTTCATAGAATCTTATTGGTAAAGTGCGTTGCCCTGTGATTCTGTCGCCGACAGTCTGAACAGCTGCTGGCTGCTTCAATGATGTGGTTAATGTATATATCAGCTTACCATTGGGCTGATAACTTATGTCCTTTATAGTATAAGCTTCCAAGAATCCTAATGCAGCAGACTCTTGCAGATAGACAATCTGGTTAATATCGTAAAGCGGTGCTCTGGCCATTAGCCTTCCTCATCGAAACTAGATTCATCTTCTCCTGTATCTTTGGGGCTATCACTATCTTCGGAACCAACGATTCCATCTTGTGCCGTATGATAGACTTCTGCATAGATGGTATTAAACAGTTCTGGGTCGGCATTTAATACTTCGGCTAGCTTCTCCTTACCAACAGCAATTTTCTGATCGTTAAAGTAATAATTAGATCCCCTAAGCTTAACGACTGAAGTTTCAACAGCGCCGTTCACTAAGGCTTGCACCTTATTGAATCCGTAAATTCCGCTTGCCGCGCCATAATGGATCTCAAGAGCAGCAGATCGAAATGGTGGAGCGACTTTGTTCTTGGCAACTTTTACTTTCGTAACCATTCCATATGGAATATTAGAGGTCCGTAAGGTTTCTGCTCTGCGAACCTCAAGCCGCATTGAAGAATAGAATTTCAATGCTCTACCACCAGGCGTTATTTCTGGATGCATGTAACTTGGGCCGATTTGACCTATTTTGTCACGCAGCTGATTTATGAATATAACTGTTGTACCGCTCCTCAAACATATTCCAGCCAACTTTCGCATACCTTTAGACATCAACCTAGCCTGTGCGCCTATCTGCCTATCACTGATATCTCCATCTAGCTCTTCTTGCGGGACAAGTGCTGCTACAGAATCCACAACCACCAATTTAACTATACCAGAAGTCGCTAATGATTGAACGATATCAAGAGCTTGCTCACCGCTATCAGGTTGCGATAATAACCATTTCTTAACGTCGACACCGATGTTTGTTGCCCAATTATAATCGAGAGCATGCTCTGCATCGATATATGCAGTCAATTTGTTCTGCTGCTGAAAGCTGGACACTATCTGCAACGCAAGAGTCGTCTTACCACTTGACTCTGTGCCATATATTTCTATGATTCTGCCATCAGGAATACCATGGCATCCTAATGCTATATCCAAGCTAGCCAAGCCAGTAGAAGTTGCTTGGGTCGGCTTAATAGTGGCCGCACCACCCCACTGAACTGAATCGCCAAATTTTTTCTCTAGTTCAGCAATCATGCTATCAAAATCCATTGGGCCAGATTGCTTTTCAGCTTCAGATTTAGCAGCTGGTTTCTTTTTAGCCATTTCTTTTGCCTTTGTAACAAAGTTCTTCTAAGAAGTCTAAAACCTGTTGGCGGTCGTGAGTACAAACCTTTTTGATGTCTCCCACTGGAATACGTATGAGAGTATTGTCTTTAGCAAGCAAGGCATCGCCATCGACTAACCCGACAACACTCCATCTACCGTGAGGACTGGGTGCGTATCCCGGTCTCGTAGATAAATATTTCACCCTTTTGACAGTCAACAACTCAACTTGATCTAACTGTTGAATTATCGGATTGGGTTTTTCTAAAGTATATTCTTCATTCCTCATATTGATTCATCAACGATCATGGGGGTTGTAGAATTACAGGGGTCCAAGCAAAGTTTTTATGGGAGAATACTTATGAATCGCAATGAAAGATTATTAACTGAAGCTGTCCAAACATACCTGCAACACAAAACGCAGTTGGGAATTCCAGATCCACCAAAAGATCTTGCTGATGCCGATTCTAAATCACTACAATATTTACAAGAGCAAATAAACGACTTATTCGAGCTAAAATCTGTCGATTTTGTGTGCCATGAAGGAGTCTGCAGAGCCTTCAGAAAGGTTCACAACTATAAGTATATTACTGACCCATTGTTCGAAAAAGCCATGAAGCAAGAAATGGCTACACAGGGAGTCTGCGGTATCGAACAAGAAAAGGCGATTAATATTCTCGAAGATATCAGAAAAGAAGTCAGTGAAGGCGACGGATGGAATGAGCAGGATGCAGGCTATCATCCTGATCTTAAAGATATAATTGCAGTCAGCAAACCGGGACAATCACCAGGCAGTGAAGAATGAAATTAAAATTGCTTAATGAAGGTGATTTATTAAAAGCCCTCCAAAAAGCAACTGGTGCTAACTATGGGCGAAGATCACTCTTAAGTCTAAGCGATACTGATGTGAAGCCAAAAAATGGTGGTGATCTTGGATCACGTGTTCTTGGCTTCACATCTCAGCCAAGTGGCATCCCGCTAAAACCAAGACATAGAAAATTCTTGGGCGTCTCTACAAGACAATTCAGCCTATCACCACCAGGTCTATAATATGCCCGAACCACCACATTTTGGGCATGGAATTATTTCCGTCTGATTTTTCGCGATATGTCCTTCACCCTTGCATATCGGACATTTATGCAAGTCATAACCATCTTTAAAAGAATGGGCTGAGTTAGTCTCATCAGAAACAGATGCTGAAGCTTGTTGTTTAAATCTGCGTTGTAAATCGGCATCAGTCATAGACTTAGAAATTCTAACTCTAGTCTCTCCAAGTCCGTCTTGTCTAATTGCAGGAATTGCCAATGGAGTTCCATGCCTCCCTTCGGCCAACTCCATTTTTACTAGACCCTCTCTGGCACCATCGGGCAACTTGGACTCCAATTCATTGGGATTGTATGCTGTATGTCTTTCAATGCCCGTGTTTCCTACTGACCCAGCTAAACCAGTAACGCGGCGCTGCATGATGTCATCGACTTCTGAGGCAGGTAATACACCATCTTCTCTAGTGCCGTGCAATGTCGCTGCAGGACCAACAGTCGCTGGTGCCCCCACAGGCGCAGCCGGATCTGGGCTTGCTAATGGACCAGGAGTTGCCGCAGGCCCAATAATCCCATTTGATGACTGTTTAACAGTCATCAAGCCATCCTGCGGTACCACTTTCATTCCTAGCTTAGCTGCTTGAGCTAAGAAATCTTGCATCTGCGTATCTCTGTCGGATTTCCATTTCAAATATGCAGCTTTAGCGGCCTTGGGTGTTATGTCGTCCGCATGCTTTGCACAAACCTTGACAGTAATCTTTTGGCCATCAACAGATATAGTCAATTCAGCATCTAAATCTTTATCAGAACCACACACAATACAACTGTTGTTTTGCATCTCTAATCTCTGCTTTGTATTTTAATGTCTACACTTAAATACAGGAATACATAATGGCAAAAATCAACGTCATCACTGTCGATTTAGGCGATTCAGTGGAACAAATTATCGCTGAAGATGTCCGCAAATTAAGTGAAGAAACAATCGAAAATATAAAAGCTGCTGCTAATGAAAAAGTAAAAGCACCAATCAACGACCCCGCAACGTTGGCCACTGAGGCTGCTTACAATTTATTATTTGCCGCTGTAGAAACTGGAGAACCCATAGAAATCGGCAAGCTGCTTGAAGCGGCAGGCCCAGAGATAACAAACCCATCAGCATTGATGATGCGTATGAAGCATTTTTTGCGGCAAAAAGGAAACGAATATATCTTACGCAAGAGAACCCGTGCTGGAAAACCCATATATTTCTTAGTACCCTATAATCTCGAATCTACTCAGGAGTAGTTTTAGATAGCTTTTTCACTATTCCCGCCAAAACCGCAATTTGGTGTTCAAATTCGGATCGTCTTCCCTTATCTGCCAAATTAAGTGGGGACGGGTGATAGACAGCGAACACTTTCACATCAAATTCTTCACTTTTTATGATTTTTCCGAGTGATTGCTGATATCCTACTCCAGGACATAAAGCTTCAAAAGCAATAGAACCTAAAGTAACCACTAACTTCGGATGCATTAGCCCTATTTCCATCATGAGAAAGGGCTTACATCTGTCCACGCACAATTGTGGTGGCCTTGCGTTGCCAGTAACGAAGCATCTAACTGTATTGGTTATGTAGAACTGCGATCTATCTATACTGTGTTTAGTCAGCTCCTTGTCAAAATTCTTGCCGGAAGCTCCTACAAATGGTGCTCCTTCTTTAAGCTCATCCCATCCCGGCCCTTGACCGCATACAAAGATGTTGCTTGGATTCATATTAGATAATACATGTGGATCTCGGCAGGTACCATTTTTCTCTGCATCCTTTCTTCCAAGCTCACACATTGTACAGGCTAAACAAGTATTATTAAGTTGTCTCAACATTCTTAATTTACGCTCATTCTGCATTTCTTGAATTCCCATAGCACCTACGTCCCAATTAGTAATTATCTCTCGTGGGATAAATGGTCGATTCGATCCTGATTTCCAGTCAAATGTTTGAAGATCCATAGGTATATAATACTAACAACAATTTCGAGGATGATATTATGCTAAGTTCAGATAAACGTGGAATCGTCTGTGACAGATGCGGTATAAGCGTGTCGAATGAATTCACATATTATTCTCTCGATGCTAAAGAGGTGTCTGTTGTTAATAATTCTATGACCATTTCCACGCCCATTATACATTCATTTGATATATGTCAGCGATGTATGGACGAAATTAAAGATGCTATCATTAAAAATTACAAGCCTTACAGAATAATTGATAATCGATCATGCCCTAGTGGTATATTCTGCGATCTAAGCGGGCAACACATGAATGGAAATTTCATTTGTTATCATATATGCATATCTATTGTAGCCGTTAATGTCAGCATTACACCATCCGTGGTTGTAAAAGATGACAAGTATTTAGAATTATGGGTTGGCGCAAGCGCTTTCACAGAGTTAAAAGATCGTGCCCTAAAAATTCAGAGTAATAAGGAAAACAAACAATGGTCAGCGACGACTCCAACAGGATAGTATTACAACAAGATGATAGTCCGACACAATTCGATTTAGTTACTTTCTTTGTAGATCTGCCATCAGATTCTCCAAACCAGGAATCAGTCACACAAGGCCGACCCTTCGAATTTGTTTTAGATATAGCATCCAAATTTTCTGCTATGTGTCCTTTTTGCTGCGCCGGGTTTTATATTGACGCGCGTGATATTGTCGAGAAAAATGGACACAAATTTGTTTCATGCCCAGAGTGCGGAGCTGGAAAACCAATACCGCCTACGCCGTTGCCTAAATTCATAGATCCTTTCGTTAATCCTTTCGACAGCAAACAGCTTGCTCGTTGGGAATTGGATGAATTAGTGACTCCAATTGACGATGTTCCAGACAGTGATTCTCTCACTGTTGCACAAAAGATATCGAGAGCAACATGCAAGGAGTAATTCTCGGTAGTGGGATAGTCGGTCTGCTAGCCAGAGAGATACTGGGTGAACAATGGCTCGTTGTGCCGTTTTCACGCTCACGGTTTTATAGCTTTAGACCGGCTTTAGCCGACAATTTTATAATCAGAGACGACAGAATTGACGATGTAGTAATGCATCTTGGTGGCAAAATATCGTTTATTTATAAAACACTTTATTCTTTGAATGGTGGTTTGTTATCACCAGATGACACCATTATAAATGCTTGGTTGAATAAGCTCTTTGGCGATGATGTCCCATCGCAAGCTTTGCCATGCATAAAATCAAGAGGCGATCATTTCATTTACAGTGTCAAAGCCAACCGATTATATAACCAGCTGCAACAGAAGTATGTCCAAAAATTAATTAATGATAGCAAAAGAGGATCGATATCGGAAATTGGCGATCATTATTTGATATGGGGAGGGCAACGCATAGATTTTGATCATATGATTAGCACGATACAACTATCCAAACTATTCGAGTTGACTAATACGCCACGAATAAAACTGCCAACAAAACAGATATGGTATTATCATATTGAAACGAACGAGCTAAACTTCGAAGGAGCTAATCAAGTATTGGTGTTGGATAATCTCATTGATTTCTTTAAAGTCAGTAATATAGCCAAGAATAGATATCTGTTCTATTTGCTGCATGATATACCAATACCAGGGCCATATTTCATGCAGTTTATGCAACAATTCGATTTAGTAGACGGGACCACAATCACAGAAGCAATACCAATTGGACAAAAACCAAACCTTGCTCCATTCAATAAGCTTGGTATTGAATGTATAGGCGCTATGGCAGAGCACGATTACTTTATGGATCTCGGCAGCTGTCTAGTAAAGCTAATGCGTTATAAAGCAGTATTATAATTCACATTCTGTCACAAAGTGATGCCACGCAACATAACTTGCTTCAAAATACCCGCCAGCCGACGCTATAGAATACCCAGTTGTGTTGTTCTCAATGACCGCTATAACGGCATCTTTATAATAAGCTTGAACAATACTATAAAGACTTGCTCGGCCTGCTGTACCTGTGTAGGGTGCATATAACGTTGGCGCAACCGGCAGGCGTTTAGTGGTGGCATAATGGACGCAGAAATTATACAACCACCATAAGCTTTCTGGTAATGAACCATGTGCACCATCTCGTATTTGCACTGTTCCTGGTTTTATGTCTACGTCATAGCTCTTCTCATAATATCGCTGGCATAACATTAACTCTTCTGCTATTGGTCTTGGGCTGAAAACACGAGTGTAGCCCCCTGCATGACAATCGACATTAGTTAAACCGATAGCTGCATTTTGTGCAGCTGGCGATTCAGTCCAAAAGAAAATCATCAAATTACTACAAGCTGCACTTACAGTAGCTGTTAATGTTATCTCTTGTGTACCAGAAGCGGGGACTGCCACAGCTCCTGTCCCAGAAACAACTACACCACTGCTCAAAAAGAAGTTGTTTGGAGTGTAAGATGTGCTTGTCCAATCTCTTACAACATCGCTTATAACCGTATCGGCTACCCCGGTCCATTCCAATATAGCATAGCGAATATTCGCTGCATTAGGAGTGCTTAAAATTTTCGCTTGTAATGTTACCGATTGCCCACGTAAATGATATGTGTTACATCCTTCCACTATCTGCAATAAACCCATTCGTTGAGCCGTTGCGTTAGGTTGAACCATCCATCCATAGAATGGGCCGGGGCGAGCAGATGTACCGGTTGTTGCGTTCCGTCTCTGACAGTTGACTGCAGCTGTTTGTGTAAGGCCAATCCATCGATCAAAACAATATGTATCATCCGAGGTCGAGTAATTGGTTGATGTGGAATTGTTATTGCGTTGAAAAAATTCAAATGCACCATTAATAATAACATTATATCCTACTGAAGCTCCACTTACTCCGGTTGCACCGGTCGGGCCAGTAATGCTCATTCCAGAAGCACCGATGATACCAGTAGCCCCGGAAGCACCAGAAGCACCACGAGGACCAGAAGCCCCATTAGTGCCAGCAGCACCGGAAGCACCCCTTATACCAGTGGCACCTGG